GGATCGGCGGGGCGGCCCTGACGGCGCCCGCGCCCCCTCCGCTCCAGCCCACGCCGCCGGCGGCCGCCGTCTTCCCGGTGCGCGAGGCGGCCGCCACCGACGCGAACGACGAGCGCAACGGCTTCCGCCGGATCGGCGGGCCGAGCAGCCAGATCCCCTACTTTCGCGATCTCTTCCCGGCGCTGCACGACCGGATGCTCCGGATGGCGCCGCTGCAATGGCAGCGCAACCCGCTGGCGAAGTGGCTCATCGAGACGACCGTCGATTTCGTGCTCGGCGAGGGGGCGCGCGTGGAGAGCGAGGTCGACGAGGTCCGCGAGGTCATCGACGGATTCTGGGGCGATCCCGTCAACAACCTGGACCTCAACCTGGATCCGTTCATTCGCGACTTCGGCCTCTATGGCGAGCTGTGCCTGCCGGTCGCGGTGAACGAGGTCGACGGCCACGTCCGCCTCGGCGTCCTCGACCCCTTCGATATCGAGCAGGTCATCACGGATCCCGACAATTCGCTGATCACGCGCGCGGTGATCCTCAAGACCACGATCGTCGGCGGGTCGAAGCGGGTCCTGAAAGTGATCCGCGAGGAGACGTGGCGGGGCTCGCCCTATTACGGGTTGCTCATGCCGGCCGAGCCCGGGGAGCGGGATCTGCACACCGGGCGCGCCTACGACGGCTCCTGCTTCCTCTTCCAGACGAACAAACTCACGACGGCGAAGCGCGGCCTCTCCGACATCGTCGCCGATCTCGACTGGCTCGACGGGTATGACCGGTGGCTGTTCGGCACGATGGACGCCGCCGAGCTCTTCAACACGTTCGTGTGGGACGTCACCCTCGAGGCCATGAACGAGCAGCAGATCAAAGACTGGGTCACCACCTTCGCCGGGCAGATCCAACGCAATGGCGTGTTCGCCCACAACGAGAAGCTGAAGCTGCAGGCCTCGCAGCCGAAGCTCGAGGCCCTCGATAAGGACTCCTTCGCGCGGCTCTTCCGCGGCCACATCCTCGGCTCGCATTCCTTCCCGGAGCACTGGTACGGCCTGGCCGGCGAGGTCAACCTCGCGAGCGCCAAGGAGATGGGGCTGCCGCCGGTCAAGCGCCTGACGCGCCGGCAGAAGGAGCTGCGCTTCATCATCCGCGAGCTGGTCCGCTTCGCCATTCACCAGGCGGTGCGCTACCAGGTGCTCGCCCCGGAGGTCGTGATCGGCAAGGTGGATGGGGCGGGGTCGTCGAAGGGCATGCGTGTCCCGAGCGACCAGGCGTTCAAGATCATCCTGCCAGAGCTCTCGATGCGCGACCAGTCGGCGATCGTCGCCGCGGTCACCAGCCTCGTCTCGGCGCTGACGCAGGCCAAGGCCGAGGGCTGGATCCGGCCGCAGACGGCCGCCCGCGTCTTCGCCCATCTCGCCTCGCAGCTCGGCCTGGAGATCGACGCCGACCAGGAATACACGCCCGGCGTGCCCGCCGGCGACGCGACGCGGGACTACGAGCAGCTCGCGCGCCTGGTGGCGCAGCTCCAGCGCCAGGGCAATGGCAACGGCGACAACGTCAACGAGCCGAAGCGGACGACGCCGAAGGGCGGGAACGCGGCGGAGTCGCTGGAGGCCCTCCTGGGGGCCCTCGAGGCCCAGCTCCGTCCGCTCCACGTCGGCCTGGCGAATGCCGAGGCGCGCGCGGGCCGGGCGGAGGAGGCGGCCGAGCGCGCGGCCGCGCACCAGCCCGTGGTCAACGTGACGACGCCGCCCGTCCACGTCGAGGCGCCGATCATCACCGTGCAGCTCCCCGAGCAGAAGGCGATGGTCCGCGAGGTGCAGCGCGACGGCAAGAACCTCATCACGAAGATCGTGGATCGCCCCGAGGGCGCCTAGATGGCCGGCGTGCTCGTCAACCAGGGCGAGACGATCATGCTCGAGGCGCTCGTCAACAAGACGGCGCCGCAGACGCTGATCCTCAAGCTCTTCAAGAACAACTACACGCCGGTCGAGGGGGACACCGAGGCGGCGTATACCGAAGCCGACTTCACCGGGTACGCCTCCGTCTCGCTCACCCCGGCGACCTGGGTGACGACGGCCGGGGCCCCGAGCGACGTGACGTATCCCGAGCAGACCTTCACGAGCTCGGCGAACCAGACGCTGCAGAACGTCTACGGCTACTACCTCGTGCAAACGACGTCCGGGAAGCTCGTGGCGGCGGAGCGATTCTCGAACGGGCCCTTTCCGATCCAGAACAATGGCGACGCCATCAAGGTGACGCCGAAGATCACCCAGGACTGACCCCGGTGTTTGCCTCCGTCCACCGCGATCTCTTCAAGCGATTCAGCCGGCCGACACATTCTGCCCGCCTCGAACGCTGGCTGGGGCGCGACGTGGTGGAGCAAATCAGCCAGCGGATGCGCTCCGGCGGGGGCGGAGGCGCGCCGTGGTATGGGCCGCCCATCGCACTGGCTGGCGTGCCCGGCCGCGTCTACGCCTGTGGGGACGGCGATTTCTGCGGGCCGCTGGACGGCGGGTATTACTGGAATCTCACGGATTACGTCGTCTCGCGGTATCGGCGGACCGTCCGGAACTGGACCGCGCGCCACGGGCGGATCGTCGGTATGGGGTTCATCTCGCTCTCCGATCTCATCAGCGAGGCGACGACCGGCGGCAAGAAGCAGGTCTTGGTGTTCCAGAAAACCGGCGTGGCCCAGCCGGCAGTGGGCGCCTCGGCGTCCATGTGGCGTCTGGGCGTGCTCCCCGCGGCCGGCGCCGCGGCGTCCACCCTCAACGCGGGCACGGTCTACGACAACACGCAGACCGGGCGTCTCGGACAAGTCGATGCGGGCGCGGGCGACACCCTGCACTTCGTCAACGGCTTCATGGTGTCGACGGTCGCCCAGAGCTCCTCGCTGCTCCTGTGCGATCTCCTGTTCGCGGTGAACCGGAACTACAACGACCTCAACGCTCAGGCGATCACTGGGGTCCCGACGCGCTATCAGACGGCGGCCCTCGCCCCCGGCAATCTCCAGTTCACGAACGTCACCACGGCGCTGGGAGCCACGGCGTCGAACCTCGTGCTGACCTACGTGGACGACGCGGGCAACGCGGCCGAAGCCGGCTCGGCGCAGGCCGTGCGCGTGTCCTCGGCGGTTGATACCTCGCCCACCACGGCCCCGGCCTGGTTCTACACGTTGAACGCGGGCGACCGCGGCCTGCGCAACCTGAGCAACTTTGATCTCTCGGCCGCAATGGGGGCCGGCAATGCCGATCGGATGATCGTGCATCCGCTCGCCCTCCTGCCGGGCATCAACGTCGCCAACCAGCCGATGTTCATGGACGGCCTCAACAGCGCCTTCAACCTGGAGCGCATTTACGATGGCGCAACGCTCATGTTCATCGAGTGGTTCAAAAGCGCGACCGCCGCTGCGACCTACAGCGGGCAGGTCTGCCTGGTGAGCGGATGAGCCTGATCTCCACCTGGACGCTGGCGATCCGCTTGGCCGGGGTCAACGACGACTACCGCGCATTCCAGTGGCAGCCGACCCTCACGAGCCACGATCCGAATCCGCCGATCACGCTGGAAAGCGCTGGCGCGCAGAGCTTCACCTACGCCGGCGCCATCGATGGCCAATCGGCTGTCGCCGCGACCTGGCGGGTGACCTGGAACCCGGCCGAGCTCATCGCGGCTCAGAGTGCGGTGGCGGCAATCGAGAACGTCACGCGGGCGTTCGCCGGCGAGATCCCCGGGCAGTCGACCGTGACCGTCATCGAGAAGACGACGCGCGTCCTCGCCGGTCTGGTCGCCGGCCAATCGGAGATTGCGGCGACGCTCACGTTCACGCTCATCGGGCCAGCCCAGCTCGCCGCCCAGGCCGAGGTCGCCGGCGCCTGGGCGTTCATCGCGAATCCAGTGGAGCTGGTGGACGTGATCAGCGGGATCACGGCCCCCAGCTCCGTCACGAGGGCCTGGGCGGGACAGATCGACGCGCAGGCCACGGTCCCCGGGGCCTACGTCTTCCAGTCCTCCGGGCCGGCGACGTTCAGCTATGCCGGCGCGATTGACGGCATCGCCGGCATCATCGCCGAGGTCGTCTTTGCCGGTGGGATGGGGTCACGATCGACGCCCTGGCCGCGGCGTCGGCGCCGGAAGAAGACCTACGTCTATCACGGGGCGGTGGCCTCCCATCACCGCGCCGAGGCCCTCACGGCCTTCGTGGCGTCCGAGCCTCCGCCCGCGGATGCGTTTCCGACCGTGGATGCCCTCATTCGAGCGTTCACGGGATCGGTCCCGGCCCAGGCGGGCGTCGCGGCGCGTACGCGGTGGGACGATGCGGTCGCGCCCATTCTTCAGCAGGACGACGAGCTCCTGGAGACGCTCGCGCTATGACTCCCCAGGAACGCTTTGTGGCGGCCGTGGCGGAGATTCTCTCCCAGATCGACCGCCTGCCCGATGTGGTCGTGCCCACGATGTTGCAGGACCTCGAGGCGGCCCGCGTTCAGGTCCTGGGTGAGATCGCCGCGGCGGCCCCGGATGGGTTCCAGGCATACCGATTGCGCGAGCTCGAGCGTCGGATTCAGGACGTCATGGCGCGCTTCGTCGAGCGCTACCAGGGGACGCTGCGGACCCCCCAGGAGGTCCTCTTCGAGGCCGGTCAGGCCCTCGCCGGTCGCCCGCTGCTCGAATCCGGCATCACCTTCGCGATCCCGCAGGTCGGACGCCGCCAGTTCGAGGCCGCCCGGGCCTTCCAGGCGCTCCTCATCACGAACGCCACCGCCGAGACGATCGGACGGATTTCCGCCGACCTCCGGCTGGGCATCCTCCGCGGCGAGAGCGTGCCCGAGGTCCTGCAGCGTGTCGGCGGGCGCCTCCAGGACCCGGGCCCCTTTGGCTCCCTGGCCACGCGGGCCGAAGCCATCACGCGCACGGAGCTCGGCCGGATCCAGGCGATCGCCACCCAGGCCGGCCTCGAGGAGGCCCAGCGCCTGGTCCCGGACCTGCGCAAGGAATGGCGGCACTCGGGCAATACCGGACCCTATCGTCGGCTCGGGCACGTCGAAGCCGATGGCCAAGTGCGGGAGGTGGGCGAGGCCTTTCGCGTGCGGCCGGCGCTCGGGATGCCGTATGAGGCGCTGATGTTTCCCCGCGACCCGAGCGCGAGTCCGGCCTCGACGATCCTCTGTGGCTGTCAGAGCGTGCCGTTCCGTGAGGAATGGCGGGAGGCGATCCAGGCGGCGCGGCGGGAGGACGAGGCCTTCGTTCGGCGGCGTCAGGAGGCCGCAGCAGCATGATCAAACATGAAGGGGGCAAATACGTCCTCTACGCCCGCGACGGCAAGAAGAAGCTCGGCGAGTTCGAGACCAAGGAGGCCGCCGAGAAGCGCGAGCGCCAGGTCCGGTACTTCAAGGCCAAGGAGACGATCAGCGCCGACAGCCTGGAAGGGCGCGCCGACATCGTGCGGGCCGCCTGGTACTCGATGCAGCCCGACGACGAGCCCCTGTGCTGGTACATCGAGGACGTCTTCGACGACGCGATCATCGTCCGCAATGGCACCACCTTCTATCGGGTCGCCTATACGCTCGATAGCGAGGCGATCACGTTCGAGGACCCCGCGGAGGTCAAGGTCGAGTACCAGGAGGCGGGCGAGGTCTGCGGCTTCGGTCGCGCACTCGAGGAGAGTGGCGCGGTCTGGGAAGTGCGGGTCCTCAAGTTCGGGCGCTCGCAAAACGGCTGGTTCTGGGATGAGGCCAGCGGCCAGGCCCTACTGCCGCATCTGACCAACGCGCCGGTCGGCGTCTACGTGTACCAGAACGGCGCGACCGCGCACGCCAACGAGGAAGCCGTCCTCGCGGCGAAGGGGGCGGTGACGCGGAACGTGGTGGGGGATGTCCAGAATCCTCGGATCGGCGCCGACGGCGTGTATGCCGATCTCCATCTCCACGAAGATGCGGGCTGGCTCAAGACGAAGCTCCTCGACCTCGCCCGACGGGGCGTCGTCGACAAAGTGCTCGGACTCTCGGTCGATACGCTGGCCGGCTACGTGCCGGTGCAGCTGCGGGAAGGGGCGGCGAAGGCGATCAAGGAGATCAAGCGCCTCTTCAGCGTGGACATCGTCACGGCGCCGTCGGCAGACGGGCGCTTCATCCGGGCGACGGCGGGGCCGTTGCTCATTCCAGAGGAGGGCGAGGTCATGAAACGAGACGAACTCATCGCGCTCATCAGAGAGCACCGGCCCCAGCTGCTCGAGGGGAAGGTCGTCGAGACCTTGACCGAGGATCAGCTGAAGGCCCTCGTCCGGGAGGCCCTGAAGCCGGTCGTCGTCAAGGAGGCCGCGCCGGCCGAGATGCCGGAGTGGGCCAAGAAGCTCGAGCGGGAGATGGCCGAGCAGGCGACCCAGGCGCGCGTGAAGGAGGCGCTGGCGGGGACCAAGCTGCCGGAGCCGATCAAGGCCAAGGTGACCGCCCAGTTCGCGGGCCGGGCCGCCGAAGCCAAGGAGATCGCCGACGTCGTCAAGGCGGAAGTCGAGGCCTGGGGGAAGGTCGCCGAATCCGGCGATCTGAAGGGCTTCGGCGATGCGGCGCGCGTCGTGGTGGCGCCCCGCGACAAGGTCCAGGCCGCCCTCGACGCCCTGTTCGACGCGACGCCCACGAAGATCGCCAAGGCGCTGGAGTCCTCGCACTTCACGCCCCAGACCCTCGCGCGCATCCAGGAGGATCTCAAGCCCCAGGCGGAGGCGGCCAAGGATCCCGGGCTGCGCTTCCGGAGCATCAAGGACTTCTACGCCTACGTCACCGGCGACACGGACGTGACCGGCCGGGCGCCGAAAGGCCAGCGTGTCTCGGAAGCGGCGCTACTCTCGACCGACTGGGCCGATATCCTCGGCAACACGCTCTACCGCTCGATGCTGATGCGGTACGCCGAGGTGCAGTACAACGAGCGCACCATCTCGCGGTTCGGCTCCGCCGTGGACTTCCGGAACCGCGAGAAGGTGATCATGGGCTACTTCGCGGATCTGGCCACCGTGGCCCAGGACGCGGCCTACGTCGACGTGACGAACGTCACCGACGACAAGGTCAGCTATGCCGTGACCAAGCGTGGCAACTTGCTCTCGATCACGCTCGAGACGATCAAGAACGACGATCTCCGGGCGATCCAGGAGATGGTCGACCGGTTGGGCCGCGCCGCGCGGCGGACGCTGGCGCAGTTCATCTGGACCTTCTGGAACGGGGCCGGGGCGACCTACGACGTCGATGCGGTCGCCTGGTTCAACGCGGCCCACGGCAACACCGGCACCGTGGCGCTCACTGCGGACGCCACCGGGGCGGCCGAGGTCTTCGCCAAGATCGTGCAGCTCTTCGATCAGACCGAGCCGGGCTCCGCGAAGAAGCTGGGGCCCTCGCCCCTGAGCAGCCTCTGGCTGGACGTGCCAAGCGCCCTCTGGTCGGTCGCCCGCCGGCTGAACATCGCCCGCGAGTTCGGCGCCGGCACCACGAACCAGGTCTTCGGCCTCTTCGGGGATCCCGATGCGCCCAACGGCGGCGAGCGCATCAACGTCGGCGTGCTGTTCACCGACGTGACGGACTGGGGCATCCACATCGAGCCGGCCAGCGGCGGCCGCGAGTCGACCCAGGTGGACTTCCTGGACGGCCGCGAGGAGCCCGAGCTGCTCCTGGCCGACCTGCCCACGCAGGGGACGCTGTTCACGAACGATCGCGTCCAGTACAAGATCCGGCACATCTATGGCGGCGATCTGGTCGACTTCCGTGGGGCTTGTAAGAACGTGGTCGTCGGGTAGTGACGGCGAGCTGGGAGCCGGGGCGGCGCCACCAGGCCGCCGCCCCGGCCTAAGCCATGGCACTCAGCCATTATCGCGTGCTGGTCACCGAGCGGATTCGGGACACCGCCGGCAAGCTCACGCTTGCCGACAAGGACTCCGCCATCCAGGAGGCGCTCACGCTCTACTCCCGCCACCGGCCCCGGCGGCGCGTCCAGCAGCTCTCTGGCGATGGGGCTGCCTTCACGTTCGCCCTCGCCTCGGACTTCGAGGAGCGGTTTTCTCTCATAGAGTCCATCGAGTATCCGGTGGATCAGCAAGAGCCCGAGTTGTTGGATGAGGGCGACTTCGGATTCTACCGGGACCTCACGACGGGCGTCCTCAAGCTGCGGTTCTTCGCGCTCATCCTGGCGGCGAACGAGAAGGCCTACGTGAGCTACACGGCGCGGCACACCGTGAATGACAGTGGCCAGGACACGGCGCCCCTCGCCGACCGCGACGCCATCGCCGATCTGGCCACGGCCATCTTGGCCCTCGAGCTGGCCGCCTTGTATGGCCAGACGTCCGATTCCACGATCGGCGCCGATGCTGTCGACTACCGGTCCAAGAGTGCCGAGTATCGGGCATTGGCGGCGCGCTACGAAGACCGCTATCGCCGGCACATCGGCCTCCCCGAGGATGGGCCGCTGGCGGCGAGCGCTGTCGGCGATCTCGACCTGGACCTTGGCGAGGGGCTCGGCCCGCGCTTCTTCCACGGGGCACGGTTCCGATGATCCGCTACGAGCTCCGCGCCGGCGGCCCCCTGCTCGAGGCTCCGGACATCGCCGGCCGGTTCGATCGCGAGATCTCCGCGGAGCTGGGCGAGCTGGGCGCCCTCGGCCAGCGCCTGGTCGTGGAGCGGTCGCCGCGCGGGATCTCGGCGGGGGGTGGCGGCCTCCGCGGCTCGATCTTCACCGAGATGCGAGGGGTCCCGATGCGGCGCGGCATCGCCGTGGCCAGCTCGCTCTTCTACGCCCCGATTGTCGAGGTCGGGCGCCGGCCAGGCCGCCGGCCCCCGGCCACAGCGCTGCGGCTCTGGGTGCAGCGCAAGCTCGGTGTCTCTGCGGAGGCCGCACCCCAGATCGCCTTCCTCGTCGCCCGCAAGATCGGGAGCCAGGGCTTCCGCGGCTACCAGATGTTCGAGCGGACGGTCCAGCAACTCCTGCCGATCGCGCGCGAGCGCTTCGCGCAGCTCGCCGAACGCCTCGCGCGCTCCTTGGGGGGCCGATGAATGCCGCTCGCGGCCATTCGCGCGGCCATCAAGACCACCTTGGAGGCGGTCAGCAATATCGGTATCGTCACGCCCTACGAGCCGCTGACCACGCGCGACGAGGACTTCAAGCGGTTCTTCTTCAAGGCGACGCTGGGGATCGTCCGGGGTTGGACGATCACGAGGGAAGCCAGTCCAGAAACAGTGCGCAACCAGGCGCGCGTCAACGATCGGCGGCACCTCATGGTCATCCGGGGCTACGAGGCGGTTGGCGTGGATGCGGCGGGGGAGGAAGCATTCCAGGACTTGGTCGAAACGGTCTGCGATGCCCTCCGCGTGAAACACAACGACCAGCTCAACAGCACCGTGCGCGAGGTGGGGCCGCCGTCGGTGCGGATCATCGAGGTGCGCAAGTTCTCCGATTACCTTGTCCATTACGCCGAGATCGCCTTCCCGTTGATCGAAGACAAGACGTTTTGAAGGGGGGATGAGCCATGCCGGACCTAACACCGCGGATTCGCCGGGCAGCGCTCGCGGCCAAGATCGAGGCGACCTACGGCACGAACGCCTTCGCGGGCGCGCCGGTGGCGGCTGATATCCTGCCCGTGCTCGACATCGAGATCGAAGAGCCGCGCGGGTTCTACATGAATCCGACGACCACCGGCCTGCTGGATCACCAGCCCGGCGTGGCGGGCGAGCTCATGGCCCGCGTCCGCGGCGCCATCTGGCTGCGGGGGGCGGGCGAAGCGTATAGCGCGACCAATAAACCGGCGGCGAGCCCGATCCTGCGCGCGCTGGGTTTCAGTGAGGTCGTGGTCACGACGCCCGGCCTGGAAACCGTGACCTACAAGTTTCCTAAGGTACCGGAGCACGACTCACTCTCGCTCATCTTCATGCAGGAGAACGCCCCGAGCCTCACTATCCTCGGCACGCGGGGCACCGGTTCCCTCGTCATGGTCGCCGGGCAGCCGGTGGTCCTCCGCTTTGAGCTCTGGGGGATCCACGGCGGTCGCGGCACCCAAGCCCTCGTGACGGCGGCACCTGAGCAGGCGCCCATTCATCCGATCCTCGCCTCGGCCGCGTTCCAGATCGGCACGGAGAACTTCGCCGCGCAGTTCCGTGCGCTCACGGTCGCCCTCAACAGCCTGGTGGTGCCAAAGCTGGATCCGAACAACGTCAACGCCTATAGCGGCATGTTCATCACGACCGACCCGCTGCGGCCGCCGGCGATCGAGTTCGACCCGGAGGCCGTGGCCGCCGCGACCTACGACTGGTTCACGAAGTGGGGGGCGGGAACGCTGATCGACTGGAGCCTCCAGACCAATGGGGCCCAGTATGTCCGGGTGAAGTTCGGCGAGGCCGCGAACGCCAAGGCCCAGATCGCCTCACTCCGGTGGGGAAGCCGCGACGAGCTGCGGACCACGCCGGTCACGCTGAACCTGCTGCCGAACGCGGGCGCGGACGCGCTGACGATCCTGTTCGACTGAGAAGGAGCCCGCTCATGGGAGAGGCCCCGACGCTGTGGACCGTCGACGATCTGCTCCGCCTGACGGAGCGGGTCATTCCCTTGCCGTTTCTCTCCGAGCTCAAGGGCAGCGCGTGCACGATCACGATCCGGAAGGTCGCGCGCGCCGAATATCTCGCCCAGCTGCCTCCGCTCCCCGAGGAGGCGAAAAACTGGCCGGCCAAGGAGTTCGATGCCAGGGAGATCGAGTGGCTGAAGTCGCTCGCCCCGGAGGCCCTTGAGGCCCGTCGCCGGGAGATGCGCCGGGCGAAGTACCAGATCGTGGCCGATGCCTCGCTCGAGCCGAAGCTCACTCCCGAGCAGGCCGAGCGCCTGGGCGACGATCTCGACGTGGTCGCGAAGGCCGTCCTGGACTTCATGAACGAAGGGGCCCCGGGTGGCGCGGCCTGACTTCCGGCTCTCCGTCACCATCGGCGGCGAACGCCGAGAGGTCGTCGCCCGGGAAGTCCCCGCCGCGGCCTTCTTCGAGGGCTTCCCGGACCTCGAGGACATCCCCGGCCTCGATCTCGCGACCGAGCGATGGCTGGATGCGCTGCTGGGACGTGTTGTGGTTGAGCCGGCCCTGACGATCGACCTCGTCCACCGCCTGGGTTGGGCGCGCGACGAGCTGCTGGCGGGCTACTTCCGGGCCATCGGAGTTGGGGTAAAGGAGCCGAGCTCGCCAAGCCTGCTCCGCGCCGTCGTCGAGGTGATCGGCGATGACCCGGTGGCCTGTGCGATCCAGGTCGCGAAGGAATACGGCGCGCTGCCTTCGCTGGTCTGGGCCGACACGATCTCCGCCTTCGTCTTCAACGCCAAGACGGTCATCGAGAGGCTGCCCGCCGACCGCGGACGTCTGCCCGTGTACACGAACGACCCGCGCCTGGTCGGGGTGAATTGATGCCCAACGAGATCGAGCTCCTCATCACGGCGCGCGACGAGGCCTCCCGCACGCTCGCCGCCGTCCAGACGCTGCTCGACCGCGCGCTCAAGGGCACGGGCCAATCCGTGGAGGACGTCGACCGGCGGACCGAGAGCTGGGGGCGCCAGCTGCGGGCCTCGACCCAGGCCGTCCGGGCTATCTCCACGGGCCTCATCTCCGAGTTGAATCCCGCCCTCGCAGGGGCCGTCGCGCAGTTCCAGGCCGGCGTGACGGGGGCCTCGCGGTTTTCGGTCGCCATTGCCGGCATCACCGTCGGCCTGGCGGCCGCTGGCGCGGGCCTGACTCTCTTCATCAGCCGGCTGAAGGACGCGCAGAAGTTCCAGGCCGACCTGGCCTTCGCCGCGAGATCAGGCGACCTGGGCGCCCTCCGCGGCCTGATGGCCGACGCCGCCCGCCAGTCCGAGCTCTTCAACATTCAGGCGAGCCAAGCCCGGCAGCAGATTACGGGCTGGCGATCGGCCCTCGAAGTCGTCGTCTCCTACTGGCAGACGGTCCTCGGTAAGCAGCCAGCGCAATTCACCGAGGAGATCAAGAAGGCCGGGGAGGAGCTGAAAAAGCTGCTGCCCTTCGAGGCGGCCCGTGTCGGCGCCGAGGGGCTCGTAAAGGAGCTGGGGGCGTTCGCCGGCTACGTCGGCACGCAGGCCGAGCGCGCCGAGGCCCTGCTCGACCTCGAGGCCTTCCAGCGGCGCATGGCGCAGCTGCAGACGATCAGCGTCGACGTCGCGGTCGGCCTGGAGAAGGCGGCCCGGGCGCGCGCGGCGCTCCTGCGGAAGGCGGCGGAGGCCCGAGGGGGCCCCAAGGAGGAGCTGGATCTCATCGCGCAGGGGCTGGACCTCGAGATCAAGGCGATCGGGACGGCCGCCCTCGGACAGTTCGAGGGCCTCCGAGAGCGGACGCGTACCGGCGAGATCTCGATCCGGAGCGGACTGCTCCAGATCGACACCCAGCGAGCCCAGATCCTCACCCAGATCCATGGGCTCACGCAGTCTGAGCGCGCGGAGGCCGAGCTCCAGCTCGTCGAGGCCCAGCGCCTGCTGAAGGTCGAACAGGCGCGGGGCATTCCGCAGCTCGAGGCCGTGGCGAACCTGGAGGCGCAAGTCAGAAGCGCCGCCCTGCTCCGCCAGGAGCTCGAGCGCCTCGACCCCGTGGCCGGCCTCGACAAGAGCTTCCGGGAGATCGGGGACGACTGGGGTGCGCTCGGCCGCCGGATGGAGGATCTCTCCCGCGGCACCGCGGCGAACATCCAGCAGCTCTTCGCCCGGACGCTGCGCGGCGAGGCGATCGGCAAGGACTTCGCCAACGCCATGCTGCGGACGATCACAGACCAGATCGCGCAATACCTGACCGGGACGCTGGCTGGGGCGATCCGGCAAATCCTGCCGGGAGGTGCGGGCGGCTTCCCTTTAGGTAGCGCGGCGACGGCGGCGCTCAACGTCACCGGTGCCCCGCCGCAAACGCTCGCGGCCCTCCAGCAGCAGGGCTACCAGATCACCGCTGGCACTGGAGGTCAGTCGTACGCGGTGCCGATCGTCGGCTACCCATCCGGGGGGCCTGCGATGATTCCCTCCGGGTTGGCAGGCTACGGCGGCGAGTTCGGGGCTAGCGGGCAGGCGCCGGCGACGGTGCAGGGTCAAGGGCTGACCTACGGGCAGGTGGGCGGCTATGTGCTCGCCGGGGCGGGGGCGGCCCTGGCCGCCTATGGCGTCTACCAGAGCACCCAGCGCGGCCAGAACACGAGCTACTTCGAGGGAGCTGTGGCCGGAGGCATTACCGGAGCCGGCTACGGCGGCATGCTTGGCGGAGGCTATGGTGCTGCCGCCGGAGCGGTGATCGGCATCGGCATCGGCATCGCTGGGGCGGATGTGAGCCAGGCGCGGTACGCCAGGTATAAGCGACGGCAGCAGCGCGCGCGGCAGGCGCAGCGCATCCTCCGTGAGATCGACCAGGCGCTGCGGCAGCCGGTGTTGATCGAGGACATGCTGCGCGTCCGCTTGGTAAGCGGCAACTCCGTGGGCGGCCTGCTGCTGGCGATGGCACAGACGGCCGGCGACGCGGAGCTCGTCGCCTATCTCCGGGAGCGCGGGATGTCGCCCGAGGGCTTCAACTGGGAGCACCTGAACAGCCTCCAGGAGCTGCTGGGCAACATTGGCGACGCCACGGTCGTCGGAGACTTCCTGACGGGCGTCCTGTCGGCGCTCCAAGGGCTCCAGGAGCGCGAGGAAGGGGCGCTCTTCGGCTATGTCGAGCGCGAGCCGACGGCTGGCGTCGTGCGCACGACCTATCTGCCCTCGACCGCCCTCGGCCGCGTGCCCGCGGATCGGCAGGACATCTTCGTCTCGACCCAGTTGCTCCGGAACCAGGGCTACGACGACGACTTCATCGCCTACCTGATCCGGCGCATCAAGGAAGTCAACACCCGGAAGGATATGGTCGTCGATCTCTCGGCCACGGACTTCCTGGCGGTGACCTGACCGTGATCGGCGTGAAGGATGCGGCGACCTTCGCGTACCCGCGCCTGCGGTATGGGTCGATCACGCGCTCCTTCCGCGAGGCGGCGATCGCCTACGCGACGCCCGAGACGGCGCTGCGGACGGTGAACGTCACGCCGAGCGGCAAGGCGGAGTATCTCCTGGGCCGGATCGAGGACACCGCCCGGGTGGACCTCATGTGCGAGCCCGACGAGCTCGCGCAGCTCCGCTGGTTCTTCCGCGATCAGGGCGGCCCGGGCAAGCAGTTCGAGCTCTGGCTCGATCGCCACACGGGATCGATCTGGACCTTCGAGGACTCGCTGCGCGACCAGAATCTCCTGCCGCTCGTGTTCCAGGGGGGCACGCCGGCCTTTGTGGACGCCGTGAACGGGCGCGCGGTGACGGTCGGCGTCGGGAACGTGATGCAGGTGGGGCTCGCGCAGGCGAGCGCCACGACACGGACCGTCTTCGACGACCCGCTCGGCAAGGCCGAGGGCGTGATCGTGCTGGATGTGACCCCGATCTGGAGCGGCAACGACGCGGCGCTGCATGTGTTCCTGGATACCGGCGCGGCCTGGATCGATACGCAGGGGACGTGGGCGCAGCAGACCGGGACCTGGGCGACCCAGAGTAACCGCCTCCGGCTCTACAAGAGCGCCACCAACCAGCTCACGTTCGAGATCGTCGACGACACCGGGGCGGCCAAGAGCAAGGCGGGCGCCGTCTCCTGGGCCGCCAACGCGCGCATCGTGGTCATCGCCGCGTGGGATGCAGCGGGCAACCTGCGCCTGTGGGTCGGCGTGCCCACGGGGCCGAGCTGGTCGGGGACGTCGGGGACTTGGGCCGCCCATCCGGAACCATGGGGCTCGACCGCCCTGACCTTCAGCGAGCTGGTCTCGGGCGCGGGGGCAGGCAGCGGCAAGCTCGCCGCGCTGCCGGCGACGCTCTACGTCGGTGCTGACAACCTCGCCGCCAACGGGGCGGCGGGGGCCTACGACACGCTCGCGATCTTCAAGAAGGCGTTCCCGAATCCGCTGCTGCTCGCGGACTACCGCCCGGTGTGGCGCAACTACTTCCCGTACGGGGAGCTCCTGCCGCTCGGCCCCGCCACCCTGGAGGCGCTCCGCTTGACGCCGAGTCGGACGATCTTCCGGTGGCCCTTGCTCGTGCGGAACGGCGTCCCATGAGGAAAGGAGAACGGTCCATGAAGACGAAATGGCTCTCAATCGTCGCGGGCCCGGCGCTGGCGGTCGTCGCGCTGGCGGTCGTCGCCCTGGCGTCGCTGCCGGCGACCCTCGACCCCACGAAGCCGGCCGATACCGACGCGATCTCGGCTGGCGCCGGGGAGATCCGGGCGTTCCGCCAGCTCATCGTCGACTTCCTCGGCGTGCCGGCCTCGCCGACGTCACTGACGGCGCCGGCCTTCGGGATCACCGGCCCTGGCGTCGTGACCGTCTCCCAGGCCGGGTTTGGCGCCAAGGACATCACCCTGACGCGCGGCACGATCACGACGGACCTGAAAGTGGCGGACAGTTCGGTGACCTGGAACGCCGGCGGGATCACGTTCACCGCGTGGAAGCTCAACCTCACCGACACGGCCTCCGCCGCGGCCAGCAAGCTGGTGGATCTCCAGAAAGCCGGCGTGACGCAATACAGCGTCGACAAGAACGGGGCGACCGCGATCGGCCCGGGCGCCACCGCGATCAAGCTCGTCCTGTCGACCACCGCCTCGCTGAACTTCACCGCCTTGGCTGCCAACTCCTGCGAGGTGCTGACCGTCGCCCTCACCGGAGCGGTCGACGGGGACGTCGTGGAGCTGGGGATCCCGAATGCGCTCGCCGACGTTGACGGCGCGACCGAGCGGACGACCTTCGTCGGCTGGGTGTCGGCCGCGGGGACGGTCTCGGTGCGGCGCTGTAACGTGACCGGGACCATCACCGCTGACCCGGCCGCGGCGACGGTCCGCGTGGCCGTGATCCAGTTCTAATCGACGGGGCCCCCACGTGGCCCGCTCGGAGACGACGGCCTATCGGACGGAGCGCCGGAAGTACGCCACCCAGCCGGTGCTCTTCCTGCGCTTCGAGTTCGTCCGCAAAGCCGGCGACGGCACCGGCTACGCCTTCTCGCGGGACTTTTCGAGCGGCCCGGTCCTCAGCCCGACGGTCGAGAAGCTCGAGTGCGTCCTGCAGGTGACGGGCAACACGCAGACCGCGGATCCGGTGCAGGGGCGGTCGGACATCGGGGTGCTCCAGGCGGCCCTCCGCGAACAGGGGGGCGAGATCACGCGCTACGTGGCGGACCCGGCGCGGCCGCTGCAGACGGCGATCGCGGCGTCGGGGACGCCGAGCGCCATCGAGGTCGACGACGCCCGCGGATACCCGAGCGTGGGGCACGTGACGGTCGAGAGCGAGGACTTCCAGTACACGGCCAAGGACCTCACGACGACGCCCCACCGCCTGGTGGGCACGATCACGCGGCCCGCCCGGGGGACGGCGGCGTCCGCGCACGGCGTCGGCGCCCTCGTGCGGAACGGCGAGCAGATCCGCCGGGGCGCGCGCGTGACAGTGTTCCTGGGGTACGCGCCGCTCGCCGAGGCGGCCTACGGGCCCGGCCCGGGGTACACGAAGCTCGAGGTGAGCGGGCTCAGCTACAACCCGCAGCTGCGGGCGTGGGTCGTGCAAGCCTCCGACATCCAGCGGTTCGTCAAGCGGGCGATTTTCGAGAACGCGGCCCCCCTGGCGCCGGTCACCCTGGGGCCGTCGCACCCGATCACCTTGGCGCTCCAGGTGCTGCTCTCGACCGGCACGCAGACGAACGGGCCCTACGACGTCCTGCCGAAAGAGAACGGGGCGGCCGTGCCGCAAGCTCTGGTGGATGTGGCCGGTCTGGAGTTGCTGCGCAGTCAGCTCCCTGCTGGTCTCCTCCTCGAGTTCCGGGAGAGCGAGCCCCAGGACGCCAAGGGCTGGATCGAGGAGCAGATCTTCCGGCCGCTCAACGTCGTGCCCTTCACCACGCAGGACGGCAAGTATTCGGGCCGCCGGTTCGGTACCCCACTGTTCGCCCGGACGCTCATCGTCTATCCCAACGTGTTCCAGATGGTCGCGTAGTGCAGCGCTACAACGCGGTCGTCGCGGACCTGACCGGCGCGCCGGTCGACGGCGTGACCGTGAAGGTGTTCGTGGCGGGCACCGTGACGTTCGCTACGATCTACTCGGACAACGGCCAGACGGTCAAGCTCAACCCGTTCACGAACGAGACGACGGGGAGCTTCGACTTCTACGCCGCCAACGGGCGCTACGACGTTGTGCTCGAGAAGACCGGCCACCCGTTCGACGGCACGAAGACCCGGGACATCGTCCTCTTCGACCCGTTCGGGGCCGGGTCGGCGATCCAGTCCCCGGAGAGCTTCCGCGGCCTGCACCTGCGCACGCACCCGGACAACGACAAGGCCGCGAGCCAGATCCTGCTCGTCCACGCCGACGTCATCGTCATGGACGACGGCGTCTCGGTCCCCGACTGGAACAACCTCGTCGCGGATCTCAGCGTGGTCGGAGCGGGCGGGCGCGACATGGGCTCCGAGGAAGCCAGCACCTGGTACGAGCTCTACGCGATCCGCAAGTCCTCGGACGGCACGAAGGGCCTGCTGCTCCACCGAGCCAAGGACTACTTCCTCGACCAGTCATTCACCTCGGTTGACACATCCCGCGCCCTCCGTCTCGCCACCTCGACGCCGACGGACAAGATCGCCCAGGGATTCCAGGTCGCCACAGCAGGCAAGGTTGAGTTTGTCGATGTGGCAATCATCAAACAGGGTACGGTCCCCATTAGTAATGTCTGGGTCACAATCGAGACGGACAGCGCCGGCAGCCCCAGCGGGATAGTCCTTGCGACCAGCGATAAAATGGACGCGAGCAAATTCGGCGCGACGAGTGGCGGCCCCCTTTCGCGGTTCGTCTTCCGTTCACCTGCGACTCTCTCCACCTCGACTCAGTATCATCTCGTTCTCCAAGCTGACTACGCTCGGAGTGACGTCAACACGCTCAATTGGTCCGGCCTCGTCGCTGGCGGCTATGCAAACGGGGCGTCCAAGGACTTCAATGGGACGACGTGGAGTGCGACGCCGGGCGCTAGCGGGCTCGACCGAGACTTCAAAATCTACGTCACCCGCAACGATCTCGCTGTCACGCCGCCTCCCGGGTACGACCAGAGGACGAAGCTGTCGGCCGGGTTCTTCAACAACTCTGGGAGCGACCTGAAAGGGCTCATCTACTACGACCGCAAGGCCCAGCCGCTCTCAGATCAGACGATTGGGAACGTCACTGGCGCCACCATCGTTCTTCAGGACATCTCCACGTTTATCCCGCCCGGGAGGGTCCGGATTCAGTTGGGTGGAGTCAGTAGCCTCGCGGGTCTCAGTGGGGCCGGTGTCGGTCCTGTCCCCGACGGATTTATCATGAATGCGTCTGTAGCGGGTGGGACGGGACTCCGCAAAGGTGGTTCTACGCGGCTCGTTCACTCGTTCTCCATCGGTCTTCCGGACGGTGAGTCCTTAGAGTTCGGGTTCGTCTTGACCGAGTTCCAGGCTATCTACTTTGCCGTCGGCGCGGCCACGTGGCAGATCAGCATCTCCGAGTGGGAGTGGTAAAGCGATGGCGATTTCACGATGGATCTTTCGGCTGAGCGATGGGCAATACCTCCGGGGCGGGTTCTACGACCCCGACTTCGACGCCGCGACCGAGGCGCTCGATGAGTTCCCCGATGCCGATCCGCACCCGGACGTGCGGCTGCACAAGGGGCCGGGGCGCCAGCTCCGCAGCCAGGCCGAACTCGACGCCTATGATCTCGCGCAGCGGGCGATGCTCGCCACGCGCGAACAGGCCGTCAAAGCCATTCGGGTCACGACGCTCTGGGTCCTGAATCGGGTCCTCGGCCGCGCGCCGACGGCCGCAGAGATCCAGCAGGCGCGCGACGAGTGGCTGGCGATCTGGAACCAGCTCTCATGATGACGGGGCAGACGATCTATGCGCCTTTCGATCCCTCGATCGGCGACGCCGACATCCTGGCGGACCCGCAGACGGGCCTGCCGATGGCCGAGTGGATCAGGGACCGGACCATCTTCAACAAGGTGGCGATCTCGTTCGATTGGAACGTCATCGGGCTGGCGTCCAATGCCTTCGGCCGGCGGCAGCTCTACGAGGCCCAGGCCAGCGTCGACCGGTACCTGGCCCAGCCCACGCTGCGGCTGGAGGCCCGCGGGGTACGCACGACGCAGAACGGCGTGGCCCTGATGGACGAGTACGCGCTGCAGATTCTCCAGCGGTATGGCTTCGGGCCCCACATTCTGCGGCTGCGGACGACCTTCCGGCGCCACATGGGGGAGCCCGCGGATCGCGTGCGCGTCAGCTCGGCCGCCATGGAGAACCCCTTGACCGGGCAGCGGGGGCTCGACCGCGACTTGTTCGAAATCGTCGACGTGATCCCCCACTTCCTGGCCGGGGGGCACATCGAGTACGTGCTGCTGTGGACTGGCGCCATCGAGTCCTCGGCCGCGCCGACGGGCCAGCTGCTCGTGCTCGTGCCGGGGATCTCGTCGCTGAACACGACGGACGTCGCCGTCCCGTTCGGGTCCTCGGTCACCGTGACGACAGCGGCGTCGACGCGCCAGTTCCGCACCGGGCTCAAGCACCTGACCCACCGGCTGTGGCACTGCCTGCTCAACACGCAGGTACCCCAAGGCGGCGGCAAGGACATCATCTGCGGGCCCGGGCCGCAGAGCTTTGTGAATCGGTCCTACACGGGGTCGGTCACCTACCGACAGGAGTTCAAGACGGTGGGCGCGGTCGACGCGCCGGGCACCGGCGGCGATCCGAGCACGGGCTGGGTGCCGGTGCCGGGGACGACGTGGCCCCAGACGCGAGGGTCCGTCGCGCAGTACGCGACGTCAGACTGCCAGGCGAGCGACGTGCACCCGGGGCTGCCCGCCGAAGACTTCTGGTCGGTGTTCTGCGATCCGAACCGGGCCGCGGACCAGTACAACGTGAAGACCTTTTTCGATTCCGCCGGGCAGCAGGCCGACCCGTGTCCGGGCCTGAACCCCGACATGTGTAACAACGCGAGCTGTCCTGGCGGCAGCCTGGCCGAGAGCGGGCTGCACATCGACCAGAAGGCCCTCACGATCGACTACGTGGAGAGCATCTCGTGATCGAGCTCGCCGACAAGCCGGGCGTCTTCCTCGCGGTTCCGGAGGAGCCGGCACTCGCCAAGCTCTGGGCGCTCGCGTGCTCGAAGGTCGAGGCCGGCATGGGACGGGCCCCGGCGACGGCGGCGGACTGGCGGGCCGTGACGGACGAGTATCACCGGCTCGCCGCCAAACCGACCGGCGCGCTCGGCGAGGTGCTCGTCCGCCTGGTGCGGGAGCACTGCGGGGAGGTCGCGAACGATGGCGACTGAGCGAAGCGCCACGCGCCGGCGGCGCCGGCGCCCGGGACTCGGCGCATCGCATTCCCGCCGGTCGAGATGCGGCCCGGCCTCCGCCTCCGCCTCATGGAGTCGGCCGACCTGGCCGGGTGGACGGCGGCCGTGAAGGCCGCAGAGATCTATGCAAACCCGGAGGCGGTCGTCCGGACCTGGTGGGGCACACCGTCCGCGTGGCCGCTGGTGCTGGAGTTCCGCGGACGGCCGCTGCAGTACGACTGCCTGTTCCTCGACCCGGAGGGGCAGATCGCGCGCTCGGGGTTCATGGCGCACCTGGTGACGCGGCCGCGCCGGTTCTGGCGGGAGGCGTGGCGGCCGGTCCTGGAGGCGCTCCGCGAGGTGGGGGTGGGCCGGATCACCAGCCGTCCCCGCGCCGACCTGCTCGAGTGGGTGGAGACGCTGCGCACGGAGTACGGGGCCGAGGAGATCGGCCGCACCGTCAGCGGGAAGTTCCTGGTGATCGCCTACGACGTCGAGCGCGCGCTGGCCGCCTGCACCGGCTGGCCCGCCCGGCGTTCGGCCGGCCCGGGCTGGGCGTTCCGCCACGGCGACCACGTCCTGCGCGAGCTCCCGGACGCCGACCTCGGCCAGCTCGACGCGTGGCTGGCCAGGTGGTGGCGCCTGCGGCCGGCCCTCCGCGACGAGGCACGCCGCCTCGTCGATGAGTGGACCGCCCTCGACGCCGCGACGATCCTCATCGGCGAGGTCGCCGGGCAGGTCGAATTCTGCCGCGTCGTTCGGGAGCGCCGCCAGGCCATGTCGACCATCGCGAGCGTCTCGCCGCTGGACCGCCGGCCCGACGACGGCGCGTTCCTGTACGGCGTCTGCGCCTGGCACCGGGCGGTCGGGTACGCGACGGGGACGGCATTCATCCCCGACTCCTGCGTCGAGTGGGACGAGCACGCCGGGCGTGCCCGGTTCCAGACGCACCGGCGCCTCGCGGTCACGCCGAAGAGCGCGCAGCGGACGCAGCCGTTTCGCGAGATCCACATGGACGCCGACGCGATCCTCGCGCAGGGCGTCGAAGGATTCCTCCGGGCCTACCGCCAGGCGGGAGCGTTCCCGTGAACGACCAGCGCGCGTACCAGAGGCTCGGACGGTTCCTCAAGGAGCTGGGGAAGAGCGAAACCGTTGGGAACTCGATGATGCGGCTCCTGCGCGATTCGCCGTTCCTGACCGGCCCCGAGCGGCGGTTCATGCTCGATACGATCGCCGCAGACGAACTGGTGCACGCGGCGGTCTGCGCCGGCTGGGCCCGGCGTTGGGTCGCCCCGACGACTGGACTGGGGGCGTTCGGCTCGTTGACGACGCGGGACGTGACCCTGGCGGCGAAGATGGGCGGCCGCGCGCAATTCGCCCACTGCCTCGCCGCGGTCCACTGGAATGAGCGGAACGTGCTCCGCTACTACCCGGGATGGATCCGCATCTTCGAGCGACTCGAACCCGAGCTCGCGAAAGACTTTCGCGAGATCGTCAAGGACGAGGAGACCCACGTCGCCTGGGGACGCCGAGTCATCGCCCGGATCGAGCGCGACGACCCGGCCCTCTGTAAGACGTTCGAGGCGGCCTATAAGCTGACGCGGCGGGTCTACCTCGCTATTTCCCAGGCGACGCATGTTCCCATCTGGCACGAGTTGGCGGAGATCGCCGTAGATGAATCTCACGGTGGATAGCCTGACCGACGCTGACGCCACCGCCCTCTGGGCGGCGTTCGGCGACGCCATCGGGCGCGAGGCCCTGCGGGCGGCCTACGGCGCCTACTGGCCACGCCAGCCTGTGGCGGGCGAAGACGTCTGGCTATTCCGAGACGCTGCCGATCCGGTCGCCTGGGTCTCGCTGCGCCGCGACCCCGTCGAGCCGTGGGCGTGGTTCACGATGGGCGTGTGGCCGACGTGGCAGCGGCAGCAGGTGGCGGCGCGGGTGCGGGAGTGGGCGGCGACGCTGGCCTTCGAGCGTTGGTCGGTCGACGGGCTCGTCATGGAGGTCCTCGATACGAACCATTCGTTTCAGGTCACCCAGCTGCGCCGGGCCCAAGCCGGGACGGTGCCCTGGCGGCCCGCCGGCCGCGTCGAGATCCCGGGCGCCGAGGCGCAGCTCTTCTGGTGGGCCAATCAGGCGGATGGCTCCCACAAAGGTCGCTACGGACATGAGGGCAATTAGCGCATAATCATTCACGATACGCCCACCCGTCGCTGGCCAGCGATGGGGGCGGAAGCCGAAGAGAAGGGTCGTCATCGTCGCGACGAACGATGCCGGCCCTTTTCTTTTGGGCGGCGAGTTGATGCCTGACAGCAGGCCGGGAGGGCGATGAGATGGCGGTCACGGTCTACAAGCATTCCGACGCGTCGGCCCCAGTGCTATCCGGTACCGTCGGCGCGCTCATTGCTCTACTCGACGCGGTCCTGGTCAACGGCTACGGGGCGAAGCCGGCCGCCGGCTGGACGAAGCCGTTCAGCGGGACGAATCTGGCCGTCTACCGCAACTCCGCGGCGGTCGGATCCGGTGTCTACCTGAACGTCGATGACAACGCGCAGGCAGCGACGGCCGGCGCGCGCGAGGCCCGGCTGCGCGGCAACGAGATTGCGACGCAGGCCAACACGGGAACGGCAGTCACCGGCGTGACGGGGCCGTTCCCCACGACCGGACTGCTTGCGGCCGGCATCATCGTCCGGAAGTCCAAGTCGGCTGACGCCACGGCCCGGGACTGGATCATGGTCGCCGACCAGCGGACGTTCCACCTCTGGACGAAACCGCTGGGGACGATGGGATGGTCCGGGTTCAGCTTCGGGGACTTCTTCTCGCTGAAGGGCGCGACCGATCCGTACCGGGCCATCATCATCGGCCGCTCGGCGGGTGACGCCAGTCAGGCGGACGAGTCGGTCGACAACCTGAGCGTCCTTGCGGCGCTGACGACGCTGGTTGCTGGGCACTACACTCCCAGATCGTACGAGGGCGACATTGTCGGCGCCACCAGCACCATCGGCAAGCACGGCGACGGCGTGAAGGGGTCGACGACCCGGCTCGAGGGCAACATGCTGTACCCGAACCCGACGGATGGGAACGTCCTCCTCTCGCAGCTCTGGGTGCACGAGGACACGGGCCTCCAAGGCACGGTGCGGGGACGCCTTCGCGGGTTGTGGCAGTGGCTGCACATCGCCAGCGCGCCCGTCAATGACCAGGACACCTTCAGCGGAGCCGGGACCTTGGCCGGCAAGACCTTCATGATCCTCAAGCCGGCGATGACGGCGGACGGCATCTACGTCGTCGAGACGTCCGATACGTGGGAGACGAACTGATGACGTGGGGCGACTTCAAGCGCCAGGTCGAGGAGCGCGGCGTCGGCGATGGTGACGTCGTCGTCGAGGTCGCGGTGGCCGGGGACCAGGCCGCGGCCCTGACGTCGGTCGAGCTGGAGTCGGGCCTCGGCTGGCGCATCCGCGGAGGGAACTGACGTGGCCGACCTCGGCGCGATCGCGACGGACGGGACCGTCGGCATGTCCGGGGGGACCCCGCCGGCAGCGGCCCCGCCGCAGGTCCTCGCCCTGGCCGGTATCCTCCTGGTCCTCGGACAACCATCCCCGCTGGTGCCGGCCGCCATGGCCATCCCGAGCGGGAGCGTCGTCGGGAGCGCGCCGACCCTGACCGGGGTAGGGACCAGCTGATGACGATCCGCACGGCGCTCAGCGAGTCGGCGGTCGAGAAATCGACCTACCGGATCACGGCGACGATCACGGACGAGTCCGGCGCGGCCCTGCCGGCGGCCAGCCTGGCCACGCTTGTGCTCACGCTCTACGCGTTAGACGCCGCGCTCACGATCGTCAACGGGGTGACTGCGGCGAACATCCTGAACACCGGGCGCGGGGCCGTGGACGCGGCCGGCAAGCTGACGCTCACGCTGCTGCCAGCGGACAACGTCCTCATCGACCCGACCCAGGGCAGCGAGATCCACGTGGCGCTCGTGGAATGGACCTGGGCGGCTGGCCTCAAAGCGGGCAAGCACGAGGTGCAGTTCACGGTGGTCAATCTGGCGAAGGTGCCGTGAGTAAGGGCGTCATGACGGCGTGATGACCATGGACGGCCACGAGCGCGAGCTGGGGGAGTTGAAAGCCAAGGTCGAGGGGCTGCAGGCCACCTTCACCGACTTCCGGGAGGAAATGCGGGAGGCCTTCCGGGATCTCAAGGTGAATGTCGGCGCGCGCCTGGACACCCACTCCCGGCGGATCAACTCCCTGGAGAAGTGGCGCGCCTGGATCACGGGCGGGCTGGCGGTCCTGGCCGGCCTGTGGGGAGCGCTCATGGTGTGGCTGAAAGGGGGTCAGCAATGAAGCAGTCGCTCATCCGCCGGCCTGAGATCTCCAAGCCCTGGCGCCGGCGCCTGGCGGCGATGAGCCTCTTCACCCTCGGCATGACCAGCATCGTGCCCGGCTTCTCGTTCATGCTGGCCAACTCGGTCGGCGTCACGGCGCCGGTCAGCCTGCTCGGCTCGCTGGCCTTCGGGTGGGCCATCGGCTCGGGGATCTCCGCAATGGCGGCGGCGTGGTGGATCTTGCAGGACGGGGAGCCGGGCTGATGTACTTCACCCCCAAGGCTGACCCCAGGCTGTTCCGGTGCTCCTGCGGGCGCGAGGTGTGCGACGCGCCGACGCCGAACCCCGCCCTCATCGAGATGCTCAACGTGATGCGGCACCTCTACGGCCAGCCGATGGCGGTGACGAGCGGCCCGCGCTGCCGTTGGTACAACGAGCAGGAGCACGGCGATCCCAAGAGCGAGCACCTCTATGGCGACGGGGCCGACCTGGCCTGCGTCAGCAGTCGGCAGCGGTACCAGATGCTCAACGCCGCACGCCTGGCCGGCTTCAAGCGCGTCGGGATCGGGGCCGACTTCCTCCACGTCGGGATCTCGGAGCGGCCGGAGCATCCCCCAGAGGTCGCGTGGGATTACTACCCGAAGCGGGCGAGAACCTGATGGCCACCAACTTCGTCACGTTCCGCCTCTCGTACATCTGGGCGCTCATCGCGCTGGACATGGCGCGGCAGGCGCGCAACTGATGCGCCGCTGCCAGCCATGAGCCTGTGCGCGTCCTGCGGTCTTCAACTCGTGGGCGATGACCAGCTCTGTCCGTACCATCACTGCACCTATGGCGACGACTGGGCGTCGGCCAATCGAGTCCTCTGCGATCTCATCCATCGCGGCGTGGTGCCGCGCCGGCTCCCGGAGACTGCGCGGAGCGACGAGCTCTGGCCGGCGATATGAGGAACTGATGCGCCGCTGCTCAGCATGCGGCAACCGGAAGCCCGCTCGGGCGTTCCCGGACCACCGCGCAGACGTCTGCACCAAGTGCAAGGAGAAGGGGAGGAACGGATGAACCTGCTCCTCCGCGACAGCCGCGGCAATCCGAGCTGGAGCCACACGCTGGCGGTGCCGGCAACGATCGGGCTGACGGGCTGGTTCCTGGCCGGTGGCCTCGACGTCACGATCGGGTCGCTGCACGTGTTAACGGCGACCAAGTCCGCCGCGGAGTACGGGATCGCCGTCGGGATCTGGCTCGCCTACCTCGGGCAGCGCGAGTACACCGAGAAGTGCAAGGTCAACGGGAACGGGAAGGCTCCCAATGGGGCTTGAGCTGCTCCTCCCGCTCCTCGCGCCGTTCCTGAAGTACATCATCGGGGCGGTGGCCATCATCGTGGCCCTCGCCGCCGCCTATTTCGGCATCAAACGCCGCGGGGCCGCCGAAGAGCGGGACCGCCACTTCAAGGCGACCTACCAGGCCCAGCAGGAGACCCAGCGAAAGCTCGACGACTCCCGCAGCAAGGATGCCGAGATCGACCAGGCGACCCGCGACAAGGTCGCCACGATCAAGCGCAAAGCCGACGCCGGCGCTGGCCCGTCGAAGCCGGATCGATTTCGTTTCTGCTGGGTCCTGGTGGCGATCGCCGCAGGATTGATCGCGTGCGCCACGCCGATCGCGGCGCCGCCGGGCGTCCGCGTCGACGTACCTTCCCGCCCGATCCTGCCCGATTGCCCGGAACTTCCCCTCGTCGAGGGGGCACTCTCCAGGGACGACGAGGGCGCGGCGATCGTCATCATCCCGTTCGAGCAGGCCAAGCTGCTGCACCGCTACATGCGCGAGTACCGGGGCTGCGCCGAGACGCGCGAGGTCCTGCTCGATGGCTGGGCCGATAAGTTGAGCAACCGGCTGCGCGCGATCGGGGGGCCGTAGACCGGTGGCCGAGAACCGGCCCGCCCAGGACGCCGAGGCCCTGGTCGAACGACGCGCGGGAGGCGCGATTAGTTCCGGGTCACCAAGCGATCGGCCGCCGACGGTTTGGAAAGATCGCTCCGGCAATGGGGACAGAGGATCGCCTCGGGCTTGATGTCTTCCGCGCAGTAAGGGCAGCCGCCCCGTTCGTCGTCCTCGGAACTCGGAGTCTCAAGGGCCGCGAGTGCGATTAGCGCCAGCAACGGACCCACAGCAAAGAATGAGAGCAAGGACCAGAGGACGCCACCGCGGTGCTGTTCACTGGCAACGCAGCCGACGAGGATCGACCCCATGAGCCAGAACCACACGGCGACGATGATCAGAAGCTCCATAGTGGGCCCCTTCCCATTCCCGTCAGACTGTTCCTATCTCGCCGCGTTCGGCTGCGCCGGAATCGCGTCGAGACTCACGACGATATCATCATCCTCAACGCCGCGGAACCAGCCGGCGGGAATGATCGCGCCTGGCGGCAGCGCGCGCCGCCATCCGAGCCGCGTCATGCACGCCCGAAAGAAGGTCTGCTGGATGATCCCGTGCCCGGGCGGCGTGGTGCCCACGGACACCGCCGCTTCACGGGCACACGTCCGATGATCCTTGGTGAATTCGGCGAGATCCAGCACGGGGCGGCCGTCGCGCGTGCCCAGCGATGTCCAGTGATATGTCCCGCACCCCGCCAGCCCGAGCACGAGCACCGCCAGCATCATCACCTTCATCACGTTCTCCTTTTCATCTCGCGCACCAACCGCGCCCGCTCCGCGCTGACCCAGCGCTCAATCATCACGATAACCTCTGCAATGTCCTCCCGCCGCCGCGTCTGCGAGGCGGGGCGGAGTCTATCACGCCGGGCTAGGCAGCGCTCGTCATAGGGCAAATGCCCTACTTCTACGACCCCCTTTTTAGGCGCCGGCGGGGCGCCTGTGAACTGGTCCGGGCAGCGATAGCGTCGAGATTGACCATAATCCCGAGCCAGTGATTGCCGTTCTGCGACTGGCGGATCTCGCGGAGCAGGGCGATCGCCTTGTCCAATTCCGCATCGCGATCACTCGTCGCCAGCCGCTCGATGAGCCCCCGCGCCACAATCTCCCAGGGAACACCGCGCTTGGGCCAGTTGCGCCACGGCTGGCTCTTCCCACGCGAGGCGACGGCGATTCGACGCAGCGTCGACTCGGAGACGTAGCGTAAAGCCTGATCGTACGGGCAGTTTCGGGGCATCACATTTTGTGCTTGACAGTGTCACGTAGTGTGACTTAGCATCCGTCACCGTGACAGCCGTCACCGTGACAATACCGAAGTGGCTCGGCCGGCTCAACAGCGCCCGTAAGCGCCTGGGGATCACCCACGACATGATCGCCGCCCGGGCCAAGTGTGATCGCACCTACGTGGTGCACTTCTTCTCTGGCCGGCGGGCCCCGGCGCGGCTGCGGGTCGTCACCGAGGAGCTAGTGGCCGAGGCCCGCCGGGAGCGTCCGCGCCGCCCCCGGGAAGCGGCGCTCGCGGGGTAGGGCGGCATGCCTCGCAACGCGCTCCTCTCCGAATCCAAGGAGGCCACCTGGCCCATCCCGGCGGCGGTCTTCCCGGGCTTCGACCGGCTCCGGGTCCAGCCGACGGTCGGCGTGATCCTCGACCGGGCCCGCGGCCAGGATGTCGGCCGGGGCGACTTCCTCATCCTGGCGTCCCTGAAGTACGCCCTCATCGCGCGGATCATCAGCGGGGACTACCGCTGGGTCTACGACACACTCGGTCAGTTGTTCGGCTTCGGCATCACAGATGTTCCGTCGGGTAACGGATGTGAAGCCGACCCCCGCAAGCCCCTGGCGAAGGCGACACCTCGATGACCGACCCCGTGACCGGCGAGGCGATGGCCCAGGATCCCCTCGATCGCACGCGGCGTCTGGCCGGCAACTTCGCCGAGTGGGCGAAGATCGCATCCCTGCGCGAGATGATCGTGATTCTCGATGCCCTTCAGGACGAACTCATTCTGAGAGGCAAAGCGGCTGCCGCCCTCGTCGCCGGCGCGTCGGAAGTACTGCGCAGGGAGCTGGGAGGAGGGGCCTGATGGGACGGATGATCACCTGCCGCTCGTGTCAGCGCGAGCGCCTCCATGCGGCTCTAGAACTCTGTGGGAGCTGCTACAGCGTCCTCTACCGCCACACTCACAAGCCGGCGATGCGCTACTACACCACCGATCTGAGGAAGTCCGCGCCCAAGCCTGAGCCGGAGTCGGTGAAACCCTCGAAGAGCAACAATCGCATGGGCGTGATCGGTCTGGGCGATGGGCTGCCGGCTCGCATCCCCGGCCTGCGGCAGAACGCGGTGATGGGGGAACTTGCCGCCTGCCGCAAATGCGGCGGGACGATCTATGGCGACGGCAGACCCTACGAGTGCCTCATGTGCGGCGCGACGTTCTGGCTGGTGAGAGAGCCAACCGCGATGGCGGTGGCGAGCTGATGAAGAGGGACTTCTTCTTTTCCTCGTCCCTTCAGATCGACACGTCCGCCGTCTACGGTCCTGCGTTCTGGGAGCACCTCGATGCTCCGCGGCGTCGGCCGCCATGGCGGGCCCAGCTGCAGCCCTGGGTCATACGGGCCCTCGCCGGCCTGGCGCTTCTCGTGGCCCTCGCCGGCGCGATCCGGGTGACGACCCTCGTCCACGAGAAGCGCCAGCTCGAGCGCGCGCTCTGTGCGGAGCAGCTGCGCTCGCTCAAGGCCAGGTCCTCACTCGCCCAGACGATGGTCCATCCGGCGGATGCGTGCCTCGCCGTCGAGGTCGTTCGCTTCTACGAAAGGAGCAGGTGAATGGGAGATCTTGCCACCACCACATCGGCCCAGGTCCAGATCGACCGCGCGATGGACGCGGCCCGGGCCCAGGCGACAGAGCAGTTCGCCCAGGCGACCGTCGAGGAGATCCTGCTGGCGGCTGCGGAGAAGCGCCTGGCGGTCCTGGAGGCGCGCCGCAAGCTGGTCCTCCGGACGCTCAACGTGACCGACGTGGCCAAGCTCGGGGAGAAGCTGGCCAAGAACAAGTTCGCCGCCGAGAAACTGCACGAAATCTTCGGCGGCAGCTTCGAGCTGCTCAAGGACAGCACCGGTAAGCCGCTGGTCGACGTGCAGGTGGTCACCAATGATCCCGACGTCGGCGAGTACCGCATCTACACCTATTTCGGTCGGTACACCCGTCCCGACGGCAAGTCGATCGAGCAGATGGGCTCGTTCTCGACCAAGGACGCATTCTTCGCCAAGGACACGAGCCGCGAGAACCCCTGGAAGAGCATCGATGAGGTCAACGTCGTCGACGTCATGGTGGCAGCGCAAACCGAGACCTATAAGAAGGCGGTCTTCCGCGGCGTCGGCCTGGGCGACTGGACGGAGGAAGAGGCCGAGACGCTCCGCTCGGAGGCCAAGGGCCACGACTTCGGCGCGGCCGGCGGCCAGGGCGCCAAAGAGGTCCTCATCGGCTTCGGCCGCAGCAAGGGCAAAAAGCCGGTGGAGCTGGAGAGCGCGGATCTCGACTGGTGCCTCAAGGCGTACGCGGAGAACGTCGCGGATCCCAAGAAGGCCAAGTACCGGGCGGAGAACCAGCGGATCCTCGAGGCCCTGAAGGCTGAGAAAGAGCGCCGCGCCCAGGGCGCCGCACCGACCGCGGGGGCCTCCACCAGCGACCCGCCAACGCCGGCGGCGGTCGAGAGTGCGGGAGCACCCGCGACGAACGGTCCGTCGCAGACCGGCAAGGGGCCCACGCCGCGCGGCCGGCTGCTCGGCGATGTCTACGCGCGGTTGTCGGACGTGGCCCAGGGCAACGCCCGCCACATCGCGGGGATGGTCCGGCTCTACACGAAGGATCATGGCGCCGAGCCCCGCGCCAACCTCTCCCAGCTCAAGGACCAGGAGCTCGAGCAGCTCGCCCTGCTCGACGAGACCGGGCTCACGATGCTGTTCACCCGCGCGACGACGCTGAAGGAGTAGGGGGCCCATGGCGAACGCGCAGAAAGCGGAAGCGCTGAAGTCGATCGAGCACGCCATCGAGCGCCTCAAGGATCCCGATGCCCTGGAGGGCCTCAATCGGAAACTCCTCGTGGCGACGCTCGAGCACGCGAAGGAGCAGGTCGGGGCGATCCAGGAGATCAAACGGCCATGACCTCATCTGTCACACTCGACGCCGAGACCGCGGCTACCCCGGACGGCTTCGCTCAGCTCCTGAAGCGCCAGCTCGAGGAGGAGATCACCGTCTATCCGGCGCGCGCGTGGTACCCGTCCTCGATTGGGCACCCGTGCGATCGGTACTTGGTGTTCAACTTCACGCGCTGGCAGGACAAGAAGCGCCACGACTATGTCCTCCAGGCAATCTTCGGCGAGGGCAACCTCCACCAGCCGGCGATCTACCAGCGCCTGGAGCGGATGGGCTTCGAGATCGTCCGGGAGTCGGACCGGCCCACCCAATACAAGCCCGCCCCCGGCGTCGTCATCTCCGGCCGACCGGATGGCCGGGTCCTGGGCTGGAGAGATCCGAAGACGCGCAGCGGCGGGCGCTACGCCATGCCGCGGATCCTGGAAATCAAGACGACGCAGAGCTACCAGTTCGACCGCCTCAACACGATCGACGACATCCTGGGCGCCGACCAGCATTACATCCGGGGCTATGCCGACCAAGGCTATACGTACAGCTTCCTGGAGAACCTGCCCCAGGGTCTGATCGCGCTTAAAAACAAGGCCACCGGGATGCTGAAAGTCATCCCGTATGAGCTCGACTTCGACCGGGCCGAATGGTTGCTCCAGCGCGTGGAGCGGCTGCAACCGATGGTCGACAAGGTCATTGACCCGCCGCCGATGCCCTACGACAAGGACGTCTGCGGCCGCTGCGCGTTTTTGCATTTGTGCTATCCCCCGAAAGACTTCGGCGCCGGCGCCCAGGTTCTGGAGGACTCCCAGCTCGTCGAGGACCTGGCCAAGCGCGAGGTCCTGCAGCCGACGAAGAAGGAGTTCGAGGACGTCGACAAGGCCATCAAGGCCAAGCTGAAGCAGCTCGGGCTGAAGACCGGCGCGACCGTCATGTGCGGGCCATTCATCATCGAGGTCTCCGAGCGCGCGGTCAAGAGCTACACGACGAAGGACCGCGTCGACACCCTCTTCGAGTTCACGCGCGTCGCCGTCGGCCAGGCGGCGGCGACCCCAGCGATTTCGGAGGCGCCGGCGGCGACGGCCGCGGCGCCAGCTGCACCGCCGGCGTCCATGGTGGCGCCGGCGGCTTCACCACCCGCCGAGGCGACGCTCTTCAGTGAGCACGCCGACAAGGTGGATGCCGTCAAGCGGGCGCGCGCCGTGATGAAGAAGCCAATGTCTGACGATCTGTGGACGGCCGTGTGTCGGGAGGTCGCCGGCGTCGAGGACCTCGAGCAGGCCGAGCTGGCCAAGCTCGAGATGCTCCGGGAGCTGATCGACGGCTATAACCGCAAGGATGCGGCGTCGCTCACGCGCATCAACGCGATCGTCAGGGTGGCCAAGGCATGACGATCCAGGCCGACGGTGCTGCCGGGCGGTGGAGTCAGCGTCCGGAGTCAAGCCGCGCGGGGAGTCGGCCCGGGAGCGGACCGCTCCTGAACATGGCCCCGCGCGGTAGCTGGCCGCAGGCGGGTTTCTGGGAAGGCGGGGCGCGCCAGCGACCTCGTCGGAGGTTCGACTCCTGCGCCCGCTTGCTTTTCCATGACGATTGACGAGGCGATAGCTGAGGCGCGCGCGCTCCAGGAGCAAGCTGATGCTGGCTGGCCCCGGGGCTTCACGCCCATCAGCCTCCGGATCATCACGGCGCGGCTGTTGCGGATCTTCGAGGCCCACGCGACCTCGCCGGAGAGGGCGCACGCGATCGTCGAGCAGCTCGAGGAAGTGAAGGAGGCATGGTGAGTCGTGAAAAAGGGGAGAAGGCGACATGGGACTGAAGTCTAACGACGCCTGTTTGGCGAAGGTCTACTCCGATGAGCCGATCTTCGTCCTGCGAGCGCAGGACCGGCTGGCGCCCGCGCTGGTGAAGCTGTGGGCCGAGCTGGCTTCGCTCCACGGGGCGCCGTTCGGCAAGACGGCCGAGGCTATCAAGCTCGCCATGCGGATGGAAGGCTGGGCGGCCACCAACCACACCAAGTGGCCGGACTGACGCTTTTACAGGTGAAAGGCGACAGCGTGACGCAATCTATCGAAAGGGTACCGTGCCCGTATTGTGGTCGCATCGTCGCCATCGAACCCAGGCGGGGCGTGTACGTGAGGCCCCATTACCTGCCGCAAGCCATGAGGCCGTCACGTGAAAGGGTATGGTGTCCGCGTCGCGATTCTGGGCCGAAGGCGACATGACCCTCGCCGTCGTCCCGACGCTCGATGCCATCGCCCAGAATCCCCAGCTCGTGGAGCAGCTGCCGCTCGCGACGTGCACCGCGATGGTGTTGCAGGCCGCCGGCGTCCTCGCGGCGCTGGGCGCGCGCGTGGGTTCGATGACGCTCGAGGTCCACGCCCCGGAGCCCGGCGGCGACGAGCTCGTCGGGCCGAAGGAGGCCGGGCGGCTGCTCAACGTGTCGGCGTCGACGGTCCGGGAGAAGATCAAGGCGCAACAGCGGCCCTACGTGGACTTCGCCGTGAACAACGGGACGAAGAAGATCAGCCTGAGCCGGCAGCGGATCATGGCCTACATTCAGCGCCGGCGATAAGCCGACGAGCTGGGTCCGCTCGGCCCGCACCTACTGCCCGGGCCGGGTGGCGCAAGGGGGAACCCGCACCCCGCCCAGCCTCCCATCACTGGCGGGACCCTGGCGTGGGGGAGCGAGCAACGATGCAGGTCAAGGGCATGGGGTCGATTCGACAGCGGAAGGGCGGGGGCTACGCGATCCGGTACTACCACAACGGCGTCGAGCACCACGAGTCGGTCGGCAAGCTGCTGGGCAAGCCCGCGGCGCTGACGACGCAGCAGGACGCCCTGCGCGCGCTCAAGCACCGTCTGCGGGAGATCCACGGCGGCCGCTTCGTCGGGCCGCGCAACGAGAAGCTCACGGTCGGCGAGGTCCTCGACGCCTACGAGACCGCGCGGCGGAAGAAGCGGGCGCTCCCGAAGATCAAGAGCGAGATGAAGTTCATCCGCGCGGCCCTGGGCGCCGAGCGTGTCGTGGATATCACGGCCGACAGGATCGAGCGCTGGGTCAAGCAGCTCGAGGACGAGGGGTATGCCGACGGCTCCATCGACGTGCGGGTGAAGTACCTCCGGGCCGCGCTCCGCCTGGCGTACGACCAGGAGCGCATCGCCAAGGTGCCGAAGTTCCCGGTGATCGACGTCAACAACGCCCGCCAGGGCTTCATCGAGCCCGAGGACTTCACGCGGCTCCACGCGGCACTGCCGGACCCCATCAACGACGGCGCGCATCTGGCCTACCTGGTGGGCTGGCGCAAGGAGGAGGTCTTCGGCCTGACGTGGCGGATGATCGATCGCACCAGCCAGGCGATCAGGCTGCTGGACACGAAGACGGGCGATAGTCGGGTGGTGCCCATGACCATGCTCGATAGCGAGGGGCGGCCGGTCGCCCTCGACCTGGGGGCACTGATCGACAAGCGCTGGCGCACGCGGGCGCTGGGCTGCCCCTACGTCTTCCACGCCGGCGGCCAGCGGGTGCGCTGGGTGAACCAGCAGTGGAACCGCGTGTGCCGGGAGCTCGGCTTCTGGGTGCCCGACGAGGCACACCCCCAGGGCGGTCGGCCGACGAAGATCTTCCACGACTTCCGGCGGACGGCCTACCGGAACCTGATCGAGGCCGGCGTGGACCCCTTCACGGCCATGGACATCGTCGGCCACAGGACGTTGAGCATGGCCAAGCGGTACGCGATCCGGAACACGCGGGCCATGAGCCGGGCGCTGGCCACCACCCAGGCCTATCTCGCCCAGGCGGCGGGGCCGCGCGGCGGCGGAAATGGACAAAACCCGGACAGTCAGGCCGCGGGATGATGGAAAATCGCATGCTTAGCCCTTCTCGGCGTGTTACTGGAAGTGCTATGATGGCGCCACATGGCCAACCGCATTCAGGTGGCGGTGGTTGACGACGATCCTGAGGTCCGCTCCCTGCTCCACCGGGTGCTCGGCAAGAGCGGGTTCACCACCGCCGAGG